CCCCTACACCAACACCATCAGAAACAGAAACTCCTACACCAACACCATCAGAAACAGAAACTCCTACACCAACACCATCAGAAACAGAAACCCCCACACCAACACCATCAGAAACAGAAACCCCCACACCAACACCATCAGAAACAGAAACCCCTACACCAACACCATCAGAAACAGAAACACCAACTCCTACAGAAACTCCTACAGAGACACCAACAGAAACTCCTACAGAGACACCAACAGAAACTCCTACAGAAACTCCTACAGAAACTCCTACAGAGACACCAACAGAAACTCCAACAGAAACTCCTACAGAAACTCCTACAGAGACACCAACAGAAACTCCTACAGAAACTCCTACAGAAACGGGAGAGCCTGAAGATCCTGATCTTCCAGACGATGCTATTGAAGACTTAGGTTCAATGTTATCAGATGTATCTCCTGATGCAAATTTTGATGATCCGGCTGTTCTAACTAAAGTTAATGCCTATTTTAGTGCGGTTACAACTACACTACAAGGTAAAAAATCAGAAGTATTTCCTATAACAAATCCAGTTGTAAATGCTTACTATAATTTTATTAATGGTGGTACTTTCTTTGATAGTAACAGCAAAATCAATTTCATTAGTGCATCTAAAGTTAAAACAAAGCCTGTACCTAGACAAGCTGGTAGAGTTAATGCAGTGTCTAAACCTCTCGGATATAATACAAGTATTATTCCAAAAAAAGCTGGTAGTTTTATACTATTACCACTTGATTCTAATAAAAATTTAGCAATGCTTGATGCAACAGGTAATGTTACTGGAAATATATTTAGAGATACTACAAATAGAATTAGTATAGATGGTGGAAATACTTTTATAGAATTTGGAGAAACATTTAAATATTCATCCGGACGTACAGCAACATTAGCAGGTATTGGAAGTCCTATAGTTTTAAAATTTGGCATACCTTGCTTATTAAAGGGTACATTTGTGTTAACACCTTATGGTTTTATTAAAATAGAAGATTTAAAAGAAGGTCAAGAAGTTACAACACATAAAGGTACAAATGAGAAGATTATAAATATTAGACATACACTTGTAGATTGGTCACCAGAACCATTTATAGATGAAAAAATGTATAAAGTTGATGGTCATTATCCATTATATATCTCACACTGGCATAAAATATTAAGAGTAAATGGTTTAGAGTATGCAGGATATGGAAAACTACCTTTAGCAACTAAGGAAGAATTATGTGGTTCTGAAGATACATTTGAATTATATCATATTCAATTAAACGATTCTCCAAATAATCATCTTGTTGTTAATAATGGAATTATTGTAGAGTCTTGGTCCGGAATATAAAAATAATAATTTAGTAAAAAAATATATATTAATAATATATATGTCAACTACACTAAGACTAATTGAAATTAAACCAGTATCTTATAAAATTGGAGGTGAAACTCCAGAGTATGCTGGAATAGCTACACCTGTTACTACTAAAGGATTAATGAAATGGGCACATAAAATGCATTCAAAATTAGCTTATATGTCTTTAGCTAAATCTCAAGGTAAATTACACAAAGTTGAGAGCTATAAAAAGTCTTTATTAGATTGGATGGCATCAGCTGTTAAAAAATTAGATGATTTAAAATCTGAAGATCATAAGACAGATCTTCAAATTACAATAGATAATGTGAAACTTTTAATAAATAATTCAAAGATTCTATTAAATTAATACGATTGATATTATTTTAAATTATAAATTATAAATTTATAATTTAGTAATGAATAAATATAATGTTATGATATTTAGTTTATCGGATATTGATTCATCTGATTTAGATCATGTAATAGATTCATACGATGTACGAATTTTAGGTATTAAAAACATTGGAAAATATGATTATTATAATTATATCATATCTGAAGATAATATAATTGGATTTCTAGCTGAGTTACCATATGATTACATTGTTAAGTATGTATTTGATGATATATTAGATCAACCGAGTGTAAATCTAAGTATGAATAAGAAAATAGATATATATCGAAATTTACATTATGATAAAAGACCAAAATATAAGATTCTACTTACTAAAACTGAACATGATATATATAGCATGTGTAAATATATTGAGAAAAATAATAAAATTTAAAAATTGATAATTTCATATGATTGACATATAATTATATAAATATATAATTATATAAATGGGTGGACATGCATTAAAGCATGTTAATTGTGTTAGAATAAATAAAGTAGAATATCAAAAAATTAAAAATTATATGTTATCTACTATTGAATCAGTCAAATTAATCAAATTAAGTGTACTAATTGAAGCTCCTGAAAAAGAAGATTTTGGAGATTTAGATATATTATATCAATCCAATCAAGATATAAATTTGTGTGATATAATTAGATCGTTATTTAATCCAAAAGAAGTTGTAACTAATGGTGACGTCACATCATTCTCATATCAAATATCAAAATTAGACTATTTTCAAATTGATATGATTAAGACATCAAATATAGAGATGAGTCAATTTTATGGAGGATATGGCGACTGTGGAAATATTATTGGTAGATTTACAAAAAGAGCAGATTTAACTTTTGGCAATGAAGGATTATGGACTACTTATGAAAGTAAAAAAATTATACTTTCAGATATTCCGCAGGAAATTTGTGAATATCTTGGTTTAAATTATAATCTATGGTCTACAGGATTTAAAACTAAGATTGAATTATTTAACTGGATTATTGAATCAAGATATTTTAATTTAAATCTATTTAGATTAGATACATTAAATACAGTATATCGTCATCGATATGATACACGACCAATGTTTAAAGAATTTATTGATTATTTAACAACAATTAGTTTACAAACACATGAAACACATGAAATAATTGATTCTAAATTAGAACATATTAATCATTTTAATAAAAAGGAGGAAAAAGATAAGATAGATGAAGAGATAAGAATTATTAAATTACATCAAGAAAAATTTTCTGGTAGAATATTTCTAAAGTATGTATCTTGTAAAGAAATAAATAATTATAAAAGAAATTTTCAATATCATATTGAAAATGAATTAAAAGAAGATTTTAATGTTTGGTTATTAAATAATAGTACAAAATTTATTGAAGATTCTATTATAGAATTTATTAAACATGAGATTGATTAATCTAGAACCCAACCATTAATTAGTCCTGTATGTATGTCATTTGTAAAATGATATTTTTCCATATAAATATATCCATGTTTCCATCCTGGCATCTTTATTAAATCATCAATTACTTTATACGTTCCAAAGAAATCATGTTCAATTATATCTCCTTTAAAGTTATGTGCAAGAGTACAACATTGAATATTATTAATAATTACAATATGATTCGAATCTAACACAAAATTATAAACGTAATCACACTCATATGAATCTCGATTACCATCAGGATGATCAGTTGGAAATATCCAATTATTATCTGGTCCAATAACTGGATGCCACGGTGTAATATACATATCATTTATTTTAACAAGATCTGCAATTGAATCTGGTACCTTCATTTTAAGTACACATATTACTTTTGCAATACCATTAGGTGTCTTTAAACTAGTACCAATTTGAACATCTTTTACATATGTTTCAGAACCATTACCTAATCGAATAAATCCATCGCCGTGAAAACAACCAATTCTTGGATTATTAATTCCAGCATAATTATTATTTTGTTGTGCCTGTTGTTGCGATTGTTGTTGTTGTGTTTGTTGTTGTTGTACAACTGGTTTTTTCAATGAAGGTGCAGGTGGCTCTAACTTATTAAAGATGTCATCAATTGAATCTTGTAATTCCGTAAATAGTTTACCACCATATTGTTGAACACTTAGATCTTTAAAATTATTACAAAACTGGATCAAGTTTGCATTTGTAATAGATGGTATATAGAGTTTACCCCATTTTTCATACCATTCTTGATTTAAAAATGCTTTTTCAATTTGACCTTGATCTTTTGAAGAACTAATTAGATCAGTTAAAAATGGTTTTAATTTTTCTGCAACTGGAAGTTGAGATAGATTTGTATGTAATTGCCTAATATTTTTTAAGGCTTCGTATAAGTTTTGAGTCATACATGTAGATAAGGTTTCAACAAATGTTAGTCTTCCATAATTTAGAAGAATGTTTTCTAGATCTTCATCAGTTTCATTAAATATTTCAAACAGTTGTTGAACATTTTGAGAAGATGATTTAAAATTTACTGTTAATTTATTCGATTCACCTTGAATCCTTAGAAGAATATTCTTAGATTGACCAAATTGAATATTACCTAGATTAATATTAGTTGAATTGTATCCATATACTTTTTCAATAATAGTTCCATTTGATGGAATTATTTCTAATTGATTATTATATGATGATGTTGCTAGAATATAACTTAAGAAATTTATAAATACAGTTCCAACCATTGTACAATCTGGAATATAACTATAAATGCTGTTTGTTATAGATGCGATTGTACTTAAAAGTTCTACATCTAGATCATATCCATATCCAAAAACATGAATTTTTATATTTGCACTTTTATTTGCAGATATATATCCCTTAAGTGTACTTAGTACACCTCTAGGTGGATTTGAATTTGAAATTCCATCTGTAAATACACAAATATTCGTTTGAATATTTCTAAACAATGGATCTTTTGTTAGTTCTAAACCATATGAGATTCCTTCCCATAGATTAGTTGAGCATAGCGTATGCATATCCCTAATCTTTTCATATGCGAGCTTTCTTCCAAAATTATTCATTTTGATTGGTTTTAGTAGTACGTGTGCATTATCACTGAATATTACTATTCCAAATATGTCATTATCTTTTAGTGATTTTACAATTGTATTTAGTGAATGTTTAGTTAGATCAAGACGTGAGTTACCATTAAATTCAATATTTCCATTACTTACTGAAGCTTCCTCTGACATAGATCCAGATACATCTACAACTGCAACTAAACCAATAGGCATTCTCTTACCATATATAGGAGGATTTACATTAATTAATACGTATTTTTCGTCTTTAAATTTAGCTGATTCAAATGTAAAACTACATTCAGTATTTTGATGTTCCACTGTCGTTTCTTCAATAATTGGTTCAATTATTTGTCCCCGAGTCATTTCCTCAATTGTATCTCTTAAAGCATAATTTTGTACAAGATTTTGAGATGACATAATTTGTCGTGTAATTGGAGATGTATTTGAATATTTAAACCATTCTAAGATTGCACTTCTTTGATATGTTTGGCCATCTGATCCAATTACTGGGTCATTCATTAATTCCTTTGTGATTGGATCTTTCCAAGCATCCAATATTTGGAATGTTTGTGACATTATATTAATTATAAATTTATATTAGGTCACTTAAAGTTATTATAATATCAATTTTTTATAAACTAAATATATATATACCTGCTACCATTAATAATCCTCCCATAATTTTATAAGGTGTTGGTTTATTATTAAAGATTAAGAATCCAATTATAAATTGTAATAAAGGAGCTAATGAATTTTTATATGGTGCAATTTCCATAACAGAATATTCTTTATATAAATAAGCAGTTAATAATGCAGTAATTATATATATTACTGCACATGTAGTGTAACTTATAATTTGTTCAGTTTCTAAATTAAATATTGTATCATAATTAATATCTCCTTTAAATGTAAATATTACACACAATATCATTGCAATAACAAAATAAAATAGACTATTAAAAAAGAATGATTCATGTATAGATTTATCTTTTAATGTATTAGATAATACAAATGCACTTATACCTGATAGAAATATAAGAATAGATAATAATATTATTTTTAACATATCTATATATATAATTATATAATTAATTTTTTAATAAAATAATTAGATAATTTGATAGTAACTTGAAATATAATCATTATTATTAAACTTATAAATATAATCATACTTTTTATTTTGTTCTTCGGTAAATTCAACACAATAAGTATTATTTTTTAGATGACTAAATTTATATAATGATTCATCTAGTTTATCTTCTACTACCTTACGACTACTTGAACTAAAACTATTTGCATAATATGTGTATTTAATTTCATATATACCAACTAATTCAATATCATCAATTATATTATTAAATTTAAAATATTTCTTTTGAAAACTATACGCATCATAGTACATATCTATTTTATCAGTATCGTTAATTAATTCTAAATGATCTTCATCATATTCTAGATAAACATCATATTCGTCAAATTTATGATATTTATCATACACATTTAATTCAATTGATCGAATATAGATATCTTTAAAAAAATTAAAATTATAATAATGACCATCTACACCATCATATAATGTTGTTAAATATTTTTTAGAATCATCAGTTTCGTCATAATAAAATATATGACTTTGATTAATATATAAGTTAAAAAATAATTTTTTATTAGATTTAATTGTAAAGTTCTTTAAAAATACTGGTGGATCAAATGTAATCTTTGGATGTCTCAACTTATTATGATGTTTCATATTAAATTTTATAATTTTATCAAGTGACATTATAATATATTGGTACTATTGATAAGTATTAATAATATAAATTATCAATTTTCTTTATACGAATTACTTTCTTCTTTCGTCGCCGAATTTTATTCTTTCGTCGTTCTAATTTTATTTAATAGATTGATATATCAATCTATTAAATAAAATTGAAAATTTAACCTATATATGATCTATATTTAGAATTTATATAAGATGTCTACATTTACTAAAAATATGGATGATGTGCCACGTGGTGGTATTATTTTGTTTGACAAGTCAACCAGAAAGTATCTTGTTGTTCAAGGTATGCACAAAGGAAAAATTGGAAAGTTTGGATTTCCAAAGGGTCAAAAGGATCCAACAGACTATGATACAATTGCAACTGCAATTCGGGAAACAAGCGAGGAGACCGGAGTTTTAGTAAGTCGTGATCTTCTAAGTGAATCACGTACATTCAGAAGCCGTAACCATGTTTATTATTATGTTAATGCAGATCAAATTACAATTCCAGCAACATTTAATCCAACAACTCCAGATGAGATTGCAAGCATTTCTTGGATGACAGTTTCAGAAATGCGTATGCTTCCAGAGTCTGAAGTAAATTCTGCGATGCGAAAGTGGTTGTACAGACAGCCTCATTTCTAAAAGCAAACTTATTTAGAAAAATTGATTTATTAATTATTTTATAATTATTTAATTATAAAATATACTATTTTTATGACCACTAAAAAAATACTAACCGATGATGATTTTAATATCTATACTCAAAATGTATTTGATGTTCTTACTAAAGTTGCAGATGCAATAAATACATTAACAAATAAAATAATTAATCTTGAAGATAAAGTGCAAACTTTATCACACAATGGTACTCGAAATCGAGCAAATTCAGATTTAGATGAATGTCTATTGATTGCAAAATCAAGAAGAAATTTACCAAAAGATACATTACTGCCAGTAACAAAACAAGTTATTGATGTTTTAGTAGAATATAATGAACATATTGCGTGTCTTGAAATGGAGTGTAAAGTTAAGGATGAAATGATACGTAATCTACTTATGAAGATCATAAAAAAATAGAGAAATAAATTCTACGAACGAGAATCAATATATTCTTTCATTGTTTTATTCTTATCATTATATATACTATAATATACATCTAGAATACTTTTATTTTTGATGTACATATGTATTATATATATCATTAAAAATAAAAAATTTAAGAGTAAAGTATTCATTGAACAATCTACTGGTACTATTAAAAATGGAATACAATGAACAATAAAAGATAATAGCCCTTTTAGTATAATATTATTCTCCCAATAATTCATTCGAATAAATACTCCTATTGCAAAAGGAATTGCCAATATATTTAATGGATAAGTTGATATTCCATGAATTGGATATGTAATAGATACCAAAAATATCCAATTTGAGAATACATCCAGCCAATTAATTTTAACATTTTTTAGCTTCATGTATTAACTTATATTATATTTATAATTTATTTATAATATATTTATTTATAAATTAATATATGAGTGTATCAATTTATCAATTATATGAATTATTTTTTAAATCTGATTTGGTAAATATTAATATTGTAAATAATCCAACGAGTAAAAGAGAAGTATATCAATCATCTATAAAAACAAAACAATATACTCCAATTAGTCAAAGATTATTAGATTACGCATCAACTGGTGAAAAAGACAGATTATTAAAAGATTTAGATGAAGATGATAAACAAATTGGATTACTATCAAGAAAAGAATTATTAGATGATTCAGACTTTGTAGAAAAATTAGATGCATCTGCTTTGGGATTTTATATGGAAACATTTTTATGTTTCCATGGAGTATGTCCATTATGTAAGCAAAAGACATTAAAAAAATTTAAAGATTGTAGTATTCCTGCAATTGATTTTATATGTATAAATCCAGAACATTTTAAAAATAATGAATGTTTTCTTTATCAATTAAAAACATCTATAAGTTCAGATTATTTTGATGCATCTCATATTAAAGTTGGTTCAAGAAAATTTGGTAATTTATCAAATAGTTTAACTGGATTATCAAATGAATTTGAAAAAAAATTAGCAATTGGATATATATGTCTAAAGTTGAATGATTTATTAGATAGTAATTTTAGTATTAATAAAAGAAGTTCATATTGTGTTATACCAAATTTAAAATTAACTCTAGGTGAACAATATTATCAATATAAAACTGATAATATAATTGAAATAAATCATAAAATGACTATTAATGTTGCAATAAATGATTTTTTACCAATCGGTAAAGTAGAACAATTATCATTTTTAGAAGATCCTATTACAAATATATATTTTGAATTATATAATCTATTACCAATGAATGATGAAAAAAGAAAATATGATGAATTGAGAATCGGTAAAAATTTATCAAAGACTATGTTAGAAGTTAAAGGTGGGTATTTTGAAAGATATTTATGGTTAAAGAAAAAATATTTAGAAATAAAAAAGAATCGTAATATATAATGAACAAAAAACTATTAATAATATTTTCAATTGTATTTTTAATATTAGATATCTCATGGATTCAAATATTTGCTACAAAATTTGGCCCAATGATTGAGAAGATACAAGGTAGTCCAATGGTTTTAAATGTATCTGGTGCAGTTGGTGCGTATGTTGTAATGTTATTTACCTATTACAATTTAGTATATGACGGTGATGTACCAAATTATAAAAGAGCATTATTATTAGGATTAGCAGTATATGGAACATATGAGTTTACAAATTATGCAACAATAAAAAATTGGGATCTTACAGTATTATTATTGGATATTTGCTGGGGATCTATTATGGGTGCATTAACTTTGTATATAACTGATTTAATTTACAAACGAATCTAATCTAACTTATAGAACTGTCGTTACACTCCCACAAATAAAAATTGAGCTGTCATATCACTCCCACTAATTTTTATTTGTTTAATCTTTGATTAAACAAATAAAAATTGAGCTGTCATATCACTCCCACTAATTTTTATTTGTTTAATCTTTGATTAAACAAATAAAAATTGAAAAAATAAAACCATCAAATTTCTTATATATCTAATTATATACAATGAGTTCCAATACAAATAATGGAACTACTACATCCACTGAGGATGCTTTTGCGTACGACGAGAGCTCGTACGATGATGATTATGATGGGTATGATGAGTACGATGTTTCACCGACGAAGGTACGTGCGGGGGGCGGTGGCAACAACCGTCCTTTTCATACTGCTAAGGGTACACGTGCAAAGGAGGCAGCAGTTGAGCGCGGTGTTTCGCGCGTTCAGAGTGGACAGAGTATGGGATCCAAGAAGGGAGCGAAGAAGGGATCCAAGTGACACGTGGTCACTTTTTATTTATTTAAATTTTTCAAGATAATTAATTATCTTGAAAAAATTGATAATATATTATTATATGAAAATTATAATAATGGTATATTAAATATTATGTATTTTCGTAATTTACAAAGTTCGTTAATTATGACATTAACGGCATCACCTCTGCCATCAATTATTTCAACTTGGAGTCAAACTAGTTATCCAAGTATTAGTCCAAATTTTGGTCCAAGTATATCTGCTTATTCAAGTGAATCAAGTAGTTCAACTGGATCAATCA